GTTTCCATATGCTCCACCATACATTGTTATAAGAGCAGTTAGTGGTAATCTTTCTTTTCTATACATTTTATCAAGGAATATATAGTCTCTTATACCATCTGTTACACCAAACTTAAGTTTGTCTTGCATTGACCAACTTTTAGCTGAGCTATCAAGTGAAATCATTGCCCTTTCATTTACATCTTTAAACACACAGTAAACAACTGGAAGGTTGAGCGTTTTACAGGCTGCAACTGTATGTTGTCCAGCAAATACTTCAAGTTTGCCTTTATGTTTTAATGATTTTCTCACAGATACAGCGGATACTATTCCGTGTTCCAACATACTATTCATTATGCCTTTTATCTGATTTTTGTTTATATCTCTCTGATGAGCTGGCGATATAAATATTGAATAGTTTTTTGTTTCTCCTGTTTTTACGTATTTACTTGTTATCATCTCTATCTCCTTTTTTATTCGTTAAAAATTTCTATTATAAGTAATATTAATATTATTACTGCAATCCACGCAATCATTCATTACCTCCGTAGTATTCATATTCTGTTAGTCCTTTGTATTCCCATACATAAACACCAAACCTCAGTACCATATCCAAGTCCTTAAACTCTGGCATATTTTTTTCATCATATCCAAGAGCATTTCCTCCTTGTTCAAGAAAATCCTGTGCATAGTCATTTATTTTACTCATATTCCTCTCCTTTATTTAAACATTCATAACACATTCTTTCGTCTGTGTCGCCTGTAACACCATCTTCGTAGTGATGTTCACATTCACAGCAAGTAAATATCATTTATTCTCCTTTTTTGGTTTTTCATCTGTAATATGACATTCTTCTTTACAATTCTGACAATAAAAATAGTCATCTCCTGCTTCGTCTCTGTATTCATACCAAAGTTGGTTATCAATTTCTTTACTACTATTTACTGCAATCCACACTTTCTGCTCTACGTCTACTGAACCACAGAAATCACAATACCATACTGTTTTTTTACTCATTTTTTCTCCTCTATTTGATAAGATAGTTCACATTTATCACATATATTGTGTAAGCCAAACTTGTTAATTTCATTCATTTCTGTTTCACAATCATCACAATAGTATTTATTTTCATATTTCATTTTTCCTCCCAGTATATTTTACCAGTATATGGTTGATGCGTGTAATCCTCCAATCCTTCCACAGTTCCACAATCACTACATATGTCTGTTTTGTTATCCCTTCTTGATAATGCAGGGTGTGTTGTTATTGCACTATCACATCTTGGACAAACATCATATGTCTGCCAAGTTCCTCTTTCTTCATTGTATTTCTTTGTTTTTCTATTCATCTTCTTTCTCCTTTTCTGCTACGTGTTCATATAATCCTTCACAGATTGCTTCATATATATTCATCTGTATCATTATATATGGCTCAGTATCTCTTCCAGTTTCAGGTATTTCTTGCATTAACTCAGTATTCCACGCTGCATATTGTGCAATATCCCAATAATGTATAGGCACAGCATTATCTGCTATCTCGTGTATCATATCATCTTGGTCATAAAAACCATTCTGTATGTCTTCCCAATCGTGGTCAAGTGTATCACAGGCATCAATGATTAGGTCTTTCAGCTTATAGTCCTTCTCTTTTGTTTCACTCATCTGTCTCCTCCTTATCATGTTGTTCTGAATAAAATGTTTCCAATACCTCTACCCCATCAATTAAACAGCATCTATCTTGAATATCATCTTCTAAATAAGTCCAATATTCATCAGGGTTAAGTCCTATTGGAACATTGCAGAGTTCTATTTTGAGATGTATATTTGCTCTATTATGTTTTTTCTTGCCCATCTTCTACCTCCTTGCATTTGCATTTTATATTGTCTCTTATGTAATACTCACACTCACTGCAATATTTCCAGCTATCAATGTATTCTTTTATTACAGACTTAATGTGTTGCATCTGATGTATCCTTTGTTATCATTGAGAATGGTACAGTCCAACTACCGCCTCTCATATCAATAACTGCTCTTGTTCTATTTATCTTTGTTACTGTACCTTCATCTGTACCTTTTGGACTTCTAACCACCACCTTATCTCCGGGCTGTAGTTCGTACTTCAATCTATTTCCAAGAGTATTCTTCCTGTTCTTTGTCCAACTCTGTATCAGATTTAACTCCCTCAAATCTTCAATTAGATTTATTTGTTTTTCTATTTCAGCTAACATCATTTCATTCTCCTTTATTTTGGACTGAATGAGAGCCTCACACTATACCCGCTTGAATAATGTCTATTGGCTCTCACTCAATCAGTTGTTATTTATAATCCAAACTGTTCTCTCATTTCTATTGCTTTTAACTGCTTATCAGTATGCTCAACATCTTCCCATACACCATCACTGTTCTCTGCAAGTATTATGTCTGTTGCATACACACTACCAATCTCATCAAACAACCCAACCTCTGAGCCGAATGTCTTTATCAGTCTTGTGTTTCCTTTAAGATTATCCATCATTATTCCACTAACAGAAACACCAAGCTGTTTTGTTCTGATATTTGTGCCTTTCTTTATGTCATTTGTTTTCATTCTGTTCTCCTTTTCTTTTAATTCTGATTGGGATTACTAAATACGAGCAAGTGTAAACACTTTACTGTTGAATTACATTAGTTAAAACCCCAATCATTTCCTTTTCTTTTATGAAAGTGTTACCATCTTTAAAACATCTATTGCTATGCAACGTGCATTACATAAAAACAGCAACACCTCCAATTACAATTCTGTGAGAGCCTCACATATTCCTTTGCCTGAACGATACTTGGACTTATTTTCCCTGTAGATGACTGGCCAAATTGGAAATATGTCATCTTTACCATACAGGAGGACCAGTTATTGGCTCTCACTTATCCTATAAAACATTATTTACACTTCATCAACATCATCACCATATTCATCGGGATAACACAGTTTATTTACTGTATCTCTATTCATACCACTCAAATCAAGAAATTCCCAAGCTAAATCAGGTATTATGTCATCAATTCCCTTTTCAGTAATGTCATCATCAATCCAATCTGAAAAACATACATTATCTGGATAGTCAAGTAATGAAATACCTGTATTTGCTACCAACCACTTATCCAACTTATTTGCTGTTACATTTATTGCATTTTCCATCTGTTCTCCTTTTCTTTTTCTTCTTTTATTAATTTCTTAATGTATTCGTATGTTGAATACTTTTTATTCTCCATTTTATCTAGCAAATCATAAAGTGCTTTATTCATCTGTTCTCCTTTTTCTATTAAATTCTGCTCTTTATTATTTTAAGAGCCTTTGTAATTGTTACAAAATGTCTTTTGCAGAAATATCCTGACCTCAAATAATCGTTATCATCTTTCCAAGTAATAAATTCTGTTCCTATACTGTCAAAACTTTTACAACAATATTTGCAGTTCCTTTTTCTTGGCGTTACAATGATGTTGTATTCATCAGGGCCAGTCTGTTTCTTTTCTATTCTATAATTCTTTTCATCAAAGTTAATTTTCATTCAGTCCTCCATTCTCCATTTCTGTAAACTTGTTTCTGAAACTTGGTATTTCCGTGTGCTGGTAATTTAAAACCAGCTGGTCCATAACAGGTTGTTTTTCCTACTCTCTTTCCTTTAAAACTATCAGAATATTTATGTATTCCAACATATCTGATTTCCCCTTCCTTAAATTTCCAGAACCAACCATTTTCTTTTACTGTTATTGTTTCCATTTTCTTTTCCTTTTCTTTTATAATTATACAGTGGATTAAATATGCCGTGTAACAAAAAGCCCTAATCAAAATTAATTGACTAAGGCTTGTGTTTTTTTATTCTGTAATATACTTTTATTTATCTTCTTGTATTTCTTTTCCTTCGGTATTTCTGTAAGTTGTTTTACCATTAACTTTATAAAAACAACCACGTTCAGTTTTACCACCCTTACAATATAAGGTCGGTTTCATAAACATATAACCTTTCTTTGTTTCGCTACCTACCTTTATATCCGTTGGAAATACTAGATGATAACCTTTAATGTCTTCTATTGTATGTGTTTCGCTTTTATCCTCATTCACTTTGGTTTTGAAAACTTTGGTTTCAATTTCTTTATAAAATTGAGGATAGTTTTCATTAAGGAACTTTTTCATATTACTATTTATTGCATCTTGTACTTTCTTTTTATCATTATCAAGTATGGTTGTTTTACTTTTCTTTGTTGTATCAAATTTACAACCTAACATACTTTCTAATGATTCAAGATTAGTAATATCAGTAGTATTTACAGTTGGATTTTGCTTTTTATTTTTCATAGCATATTTCCTTGTATTTTGTTATTTTGTCAAAAAGCCACGCCGTAAGCGTATGACAATATAAATAATAATTAATAATCAAACAATATAAAAAAACA